ACTCTCCTGTAATGCCAATAACATCTATCAGGGGGGAGAAAGCTTCTCGTAGTGTGTTTATAGCAGGCTCTAGGTCCTTGTAAATATCATCTTTTACCTTATTAAACTCTTTGGATATTTCGTCAAAAACCATCGACAGGAATGACACTACTGTTATAAGTGCACCTAGCGGTGGCATTAGTATGGATATAGCTATGCCAGCTTTCATCATCGCCTGCGCTACACTATCACCAGCTTTTCTAAAGTGATTAAAGAGCTTGGTTACGATCATTAGTGACACAGCCATTCCTGCTATTACACCAGCCACAGCGAGAGCAGGGGCAAGGATACCAGCAAACGCAAGAGCACCAACGGCACCAGCAATGGCAAGAGCGGGGATTAGCTTGCCATCGAAGCTGTTATTTATTTCCAAGACTGTATCGAGTATATCATTAAGCGTCTCTACAACAGGGGCTACGCTCACGGCGAAGGCTTGCCATAGTGCAGATAGCTTATCAGACAAGGTAACAGCAGATCTCGAAGCAGCCTCTATCTCTTCTGTGGACACCCCAAGAACATTCAGCGTTGCCTGATACTCTCCAACTTCTTGCGAGAGAGTACCAAATAACTTATTAAGCTCGGATATATCTGTAATGCCAATAGCAGCACCGATATTCATCCTCTCGAACTTATTCATATTCTCATATTCAAGGCCAGAAAGTCTCATGGCTTCTTGGATCATTTTTATCCTTTCGCCTTCTGTGGCGAGCATTGCCTCAGTGGCGTTTAGATAAGAGCCCCCTAGAGCCGCTGAGAGCCTCCCTGCGGCCTCTGCTGCCCCGTCAAAGGTGTCGAATTGGTCAACGATCCCGAGAAGCTCCTGCGTGGTCAGGGAGGTCGCCTTGGCGGCTGCCGCAACCTCTTCGAATACTTCGACTGCCTTTCTGCCGTAAGCGGCTAGTTTTGGTTGAGCATCTATGAATCCTTGTACCATTTTTTCCACTGGAAGTTCAAGAGACTTGGCCACCTTTACTAATCTAACAGAAACATTCTTCGCCTCTACAAACGACATCTGGAGTGATGATACGAGGTGGTCGAACATTCTAGCTGTGTCATCTGTACTGACCCCTAGATTCTCCATCGTCTTCGTGAAACCAATAATGTCTGTCTTATTTGCAATCTTGGAGAATGACGCAACCTGAGTATAGAGAGAAATAAAGCCCTCTGCTGCATCTCGCACTGAGCCCCCCATAGACATCATATGGGTATTGCTTTGTTCTAGTACTCCTATCATTTCTCTGCTGTTACCTGTTAACCTTGCAACCATGGCAGAGGCTTCATCAAGCTCTGTTATCATTCTTGTAGTAGCAGCAATAAACGCTCCTGCAATAACAGCAGAAACGCCCATCAGTATAGCTTTATGATTAACGAGTATTTTATTTAATCTATCTACGCCGCTATTGAGGACCTTAACAGGGTTGCTCTGGATGGCCTTCATAAACTTGGCGGCACTCTTACCAGAGTCTAGCAGGCCATCCCCGGCAAAACCTATCTTGCTAAGAAAACCTGAAGTCGCATCCTCCAATCCTTCCATGGCCTCTTCGGCCAGTTCCATGCCTACAATAGAGGCCTTGGTCTCTGTGTTAAACTTATCAACTGCATCCTTTAGTTTAAGAAGCCTTTCTTCTTGTCCATCGAGGGCCTCATTTAAGGCTGAGATCTCAGATTCTTTCTCCTTGATGATCTCTAAAGTCTCTTCGTTGCCATCGTGACTGTCTTTTAGTGCCTGAACCTCTCTTTTCAGAAGTTCTATTCTATCCTTGGCATTGTTATCAATATTTTCATATTCTTTCTTGAGCTTTATGATAGCAGATAGTTCTTTTCTTGCCTTCGATATCTCTTTTTGCGTACTGTCAAATATACGCATGTAATCAGTAGCACCAGGGCTTTGCTGGTTATATAATTCTATCTCTTTGTTGATAGTAGAGATACTTTTCAGCATGGTCTCCAGGGATTCCGAGCTATTTTCAAAAGCATTGATAGTCTTGATATCGGAGAATGTCTTCCTTGTCTTACCTGATATCTTATAGAGCTTTTCCATGCCTTCAAGCATAGCCTCTATATCTTCTTTTGTAGCTGGTTTTTGGTTATCTTCTGCCATATTAAAGTCTCAAGAAAAAAGGAGCCACTTTCATGGCTCCTTGTTCAAATAGAATCTGGATCTACCTGCTTCCCGTTCATAGCTGCTATGTCGAGCTTCATTTCTTTTATGATCCTCTCGGCAAACCACTTTCGGAGAAGAACAGGCAGATTATATGCCTCTATTAAAGAAAAGCCTCCTCTGTATATCAAGAAAAAGATTTCTTCGTAGCAAACCTTCTCCATGTATATAGAATCAAGGTCGAAAAAAGCTACTGTCTAGAGGCACCTCCATAACCCCTTCATAGTCACACTCTTCGCATTCGAAATCAAATGTCAAATCAATATCTCCACCAAGGCCATTACTAATTTTTCTTAGCTCTGTAGTGTCTTTTGTAGGCATAACCTTGATTACCTCCCTTAGGTGGATCTTATCGGTTGCTACGATAAAGTTATCTCCTCCTTCTGGATCTGGGAATGCGATGGACTCGACAATCTTGACGAGTTGGTTGATGTAGGGCGTTTCCCTTCGCGCTTTCTTGTACTTGCTCGTCTTTCTTTTCTTCTTTGCTTTCTTTTCGGCATCAAGCTCCATCTTATCCCGAAGAGTCATTGGCCTTACCTTGATCTTCCACCCTGTGTTGCTAAGAGTAAAAGAGATAACACCAGTTTTCTCGTCAATAGAGACGCCAGGGAACTCTTCTGTGTCTATGTGCCCAAAGTGAGTGTACTCGTACAGATCAAACTCATGCTTCTTTTTGTGGCCACAATCAACATTTGGGCACTTTACCGTTGGTTCATAACTGTTGCCGTATCCGAAAATCCTTGCGAACAAGAAAATAGCAGATACGTCTACCAGGGTAAGAGTCGAAGGATCAACATCATCCTTGATAACAGCCTTTAGGAACTCCAATTCTGTAGTGCCGAGCTTACTGTAGGTGTGGTTGGTAAGGATGTCTTCTTCGTTTGCCGTCAGGTGCTTTATTTCGATGGTTTCCTTTCCATGCAAAGGATGCCCTTCGGGATAAAGAAGACCTTTTGATGGCAATGCCACTTCCTCTGTCTTCTCAACAAATGGAAGTGGCATTGCCGCAGGAGCAACCGTATTACTCTTATGATTCTTTGGTATTCCTGCTTGTCTTAGCGCTTCTTGATTATTTCTCACTTAAACCTCTTTTGGTTGTTGTTTTATCGACTAAATGCGTCTGCGTTAGGATTCCAAACAATCTTGGAATCTCCAACAATAATGCCATTCTCGACAATAACTGTCTCAGGCGAAGCCCAATCATATGTTATAGTCAGAGTCGTGTCAACCAAATCTTCAGAAGTATAATCCAGATCTCCGTTATCAACATTGGAAATCCATGGATGATACAATCTCCATCTTTCGACGGGATTCTCATCAGGGTCCATCAAGATAAGCTCGAAATTCAAAAGAATATCTGTAGCTCTGGTCTTGGAGATAGTTCTTCCGTGAGGAACACCTTGACTGTCTTCATAGTGTCTCGAAGGGATGATATACCCAGACTGTCTGATCATTTCCGAGATTCGACCAGTTAAGTCAAGATCTATCGGATCAACCATAGTGATCGTGATATCATTCCAAGTGACCCTGCCAGGATACTTGTAGGTGTGGTTGATGTAAGCATGCTCTCCCTTACTGATCTCGTAAGATGGTCTGGTCACATTCTTTACAACATATGCTGGTATAGAGTAAGGATTTCTCGAATTACTATCATCTATACCAAAGGCCACAATCCACTGGAATTTCCTCTTAGGTTCTGGTGGAAATCCTGGCTGGCTCCAAAAATTAGGCTTTGTAGGCATTTATTAGTCTCCTATTATTCAAAATCTGAAGAGTTATTAGTAATCGCGAAATCAATCACCAAGAACTCGGTTGCTGTTACGGGTTTAACTAGTAACTTTGCATAAACAATGTTCCTATCAATTAAATCTTGAGTCGTAGTGGCATCATCGAGTTGAAGTTTGTACTGCTCGATACCAAACTTACTTTGAACATTGTTGAGTTCTTTCTCTGCCGGACCTCTGAACCTTTGCCACGTAACATCGACGTTAGGATCAAAGAGAACGTTCCTGCCAAGCTCTCTCATCTTCGCCTTGAGGTAGTTAACCATTCTTCTAACGTTAATCCTAGTAAGGAGCGAATCTTCCAAGAGAAGCGTCTTCTGCCCGTAGACAACAAAGCCGATAGAGGGGAATCTTGCAATAGGGTTAATGCTGTTCGTGTACAACTTATCCCTCTGTGGCTTATTCCACTTCCTTCTGATATTCACGACAGGAAGCCCTGCTGTGCCTTGCGACAACCCACCTCTGTTAAACCCTGCTGGAGCGAACCATGGTTGCGATACTGCCTGTGAGTAGCTCATGACTCCTAGTGCTATAGTGCTAGGCGGAACATATAAGAGCCTCCCAGTTCTATTATCTCTAATCTGAACCCATGATGAGTAAACTGCCCCATGAGAACTGTTGATTGTCCTATCCTTGACCTCGTTAATCATCAAGTTAAGATCAGGCTCAACAGGGTAAGTGCTCGCAAGTCCCTCTGAGGCAGGTTGATAATCATTCTCTAGATCGAAGATAAACAATGCATCTCCTCTCTGCTCACAAATGTTAACGCCATACTCTGTTAGAGAACTATTTGTGAGCCCCGGAACTGTCATGATGTCTGTGTTCACAACATCTGTATCCCTGACGCTATCAATTGCTCTCTTGATGCTATTGTAAGCGTAATTATTAAGCTCAGTAGTACCATCAAGCATGGTGTTCCTGAAGGGATTGGTCTCTGTGATATCGAGACCATCAAAACCTCCTACAACAGGGACAGTGAACGAATTTTGACCAGCTTCAAGCAAGTCATAAGCATCGTTGCCGCTTGCAGTGTAGGAAGTACCGCCCGCTCTACTGCCAAGAGTCCACGTATATACGCCGTTAGATAACACCAAGTCATCTAGAGACACAATATAAGGAATTGAGGAGACATCAGTCGTAGGCTCTGTCGGGTCAATGCCTGCTGGTTTTGCGTGCACGATATCAGAATACGATGCGTCAAGAACATTCCTATTTGTCTCTCTAAAAGTAACGATACCCCAATAAGCATCTTCTGCTGATCTTAAGTTACCCTCCGAGGAGGTACTTCTGTGAACGTGCTTTGGCGGAACCAAATCATTAGCTGCGCCCTGCCCTGAATCGTAAACGCCGCCAGTGCTACCAACATCGTTGGCATATGCGATAACTTCTGTATCGTCATCAGGGGCAAGAACACTTGTGCCTGGAGCGTTCTCAATATAAGTTGCTGGGTGGTGATATCCAAACGGGAGCAATGCAGCGTCCAATTCTCCCCTGTCAAGAGAAGGAGAAACTTCAACCCTGATGTACTTTGACCTGTTAGGGTAGCTACCGACTTCTTCATACAACTTATCTGTCTCGTTCCAAGTAGTAGTCGTATCCCCAATCTTAGCAGCAATATAGTCAGGCGAAGAAGGATCTAACTTAAGACCTGAGAAAACCTCAATCGTTCTAGGCACCTCATCACTATCAGAAACACTTCTCACTTCCACAGTAAACGTACCATAATCATCCAAATTACTTCTTGGAGGTTGGACGTTCTTGATGGAAACTTTAAGGTTCTTGGACTCCCATGAGCCTGTTTCAAGACTGTGGATTCTAAAAAGCTCTTCCACAGGGTATTTGCCAGTAGTAGCATCACCAGTGAAGTCTGTGTTCGTGCCTACGTGTTGAGAGAGAATCCAGGGAGTAACGCCTGCGGTCGCCTCCATTGTATGATCCTGCCCAGAGAGATCATCACTCAAGATAGGCAAGACAACAGCAGCTATTTCGCCAGTGCCAGCACCAGAAATATCAAGTTGATCATTTATGAATTGATCATATGTCTGACCTAACCAGTATCCAACGCCCGAATCACTTAGTTCTGTGTTCGTCTTGGTAGGGTTGGTGTTGGCAACCTTTCTAATGTAGTTTGCGCTTGTTCTATTAAAATTAATAGGTTTAGTCTCTACAACAGTACCTGAATCATCCCTTACCACGAGATTGAAGCCAGCATTGGCAGCATTAGAGGCAACATAAGCACCATCTGCAAGCGTAGCTGTCTGAGCAACCTCAGAGCCAGCACCAGCATCAAGGGCAACGCCCTCAAGGGTCACAGAGCCACTTTCAACATAAAAGATAGCAGCAAGGTAAGAGCTTCCGCCGCCTTCTGCAATATATGTGTCTCCAGCGTTGTCGGAGGTTTCAGTTAGATAAACCCCGAAGGCACCACCGTTAGTGCCATCATTATCTACGGGAGTGTTGGCAGTAGTCCAACCAGCCTCAATAGTACCCCCGCCAGCAGTAGCATCAGGGTGGTTTGTTCCCAAGAGCCTCACGAAGGTAAGAGTATCGTTGTTAGCAAGCCAAGCCTTCGCAGCGTACATACCAAACGTAGCTTCGATAACATCACCAGATCTCCAGACATCCTGCGAGATGCCCGAAGAGTATGGTTGACCAAACATCTCTACTAATTCTTTACTATCTTTAACCGTAACAGGTCGCATTGCAGGACCTCTTTTTGCGGTCCCGACAACAACTGGGCCTGTGGGCCTGGGTCTACCTGCAAGTTCTGTATTATCCGTTTCATTAATGTAAACTCCTGGGGACTCCAGGGCGTTGTTCTCTACTGGCATGTGTTATCCTCTGTTTTGTCTTTTTCTTATGCTAAAGACCAAAAATATGATCCTAGTAAATATCCTATTGCTCCAACAACGAGCATATAAAATCCGTATGCGACATTATATAGTGGTTTTAAATGTATTTTTTGTCTTATCTTGTAATCTAACAGTAATACCAAGGCGCACACAGGGATA